TCCCGCCAGAAAGGTTGCCCCGGATGTGGTGTAAGCAGCGGCAGTGGTTACTTTATCTGCCATATTTTTCATTCCAACCTCCAGAACATCAGGAGGATTTGTTCAAATTGGGATTAGGTATGATGGTGATCAGAACAAATCCAGGATACATTTGCGGTAACGTGGTTTGTTCGTGACTAATGGCATGAGCAAATCAGGCAGGAGGCTGTTAGCGCAGTCTCTTGCCGCCCATTTTCACGAATCCCAGCCATAGTGCTGGGTTTTCTTTTGTGTAAAACGCCCTACCCCGTCGCCACGAATGAGCAAGTGTATCTGGATGTGTTCTGGTGATTGGTGATAGGGCGCTTTCAGAAATGTCGTGCTTAAAACGCTAAAAGCCCCGAGCGGTTAAACTCAGGGCTTTATTTAACGAGTGCATTTATCCATTGTTGAGTCAAATTTACCCAACTTTATTCAAAAAGTCAATATCATGATGTTAATATGTTGCCATCCGTGGCAATCATGCTATTAACGCGTGACTGCATTCAAAATATTGTCTGCGATTGACTCTTCCTTGTGGCATTGCACCACCAAAGCGTCATACAGCGGCTTAACAGTGCGTGACCAGGTGGGTTGGGTAAGGTTTGGGATTAGCATCGTTATGGCGCGATATGCGGCGCTTGCCGGCACCCTTGAATAGCCGACGCCCTTGCATCTTCCGCACTCCTTCTCAACAACTCTTCCCCACTGCTCAGTTTTGGAAATATCAACCGCCCGGCCTGTACCGTGACAATCTCTGCATCTTGCTCCCGGCGTCGCAGCACTACGGCAATAATCAGCATAAGCAAATGTTGCGAGCACTTGCAGTACCTTTGCCTTAGTATTTCCTTCAAGCTTTGCCACACCGCGATATTTCCCCGATACCTTGTGTGCAAATTGCATCAGATAGTTGATAGCCTTTTGTTTGTCGTTCTGGCTGAGTTCGTGCTTACCGCAGAATGCAGCCATTCCGAATCCGGCTTGTGATTGCGCCATCCCCATAGCAGCCATCACATCAGTACCGGAAAGAGAGTCAGAAGCCGTAGCCCGCGGTGAGTCACTCATCATCGGGCTTTTTGGCGAATGAAATTTAGCTACGCTTTCGAGTCTCATGCAGCATCGCCTCCCGCCGGCTTGTTCAATCCAAGCCGGTTCACCAGTTCACGCTCTCGCTCATGCAGATAATCCATCGCCTTCTGGTGTTGCTCCGTCATCTCTCTGATGCTGTGCAATTCAGCTTCGTCACGTTCACGCTGCTGTTTCGCCTGGTTAATGCTGGTTACGGTCATAAATACCTCTCCCGCCCTGATGAATCATTAAAACGCCGTTAACGATGGCGTGATACCTGGCTTCTTTGTCGTACAGATAACGCCTTACTGTGTTGCGATGGCAAGATAATCGCCTGGCTACTTCTGTCTGGTTTCCGTATGTCTCAATGAGTAACTCTGGGATGGTTTTGATAGATGGAGTCATGCTGCCTCACTTCTGCTTTCACACAGGTCTTTAAGTTTCTGCTGATACTCCGCCTTGATCGCCTTGCACTCTTCGACAGTCCAGCGATGGCGGTTATGGTTTGATTCGATTTCGTCTACTGCTTCTTGCCCGATACGGTTAATCAGTTCGACGCGATACGGAACGAGATTTCCGCTTTTGTGCTGGTTGCACACCACGCATTGCTTGTGAATATTGCGTTCATCAAATCGGAGTTGAGGTGCAGCAGCAGTTGTCCGGTAATGCCCGGCATCCCACTGAGCAGACGTGAGCGCTCCGCACGAGATACATGGTAAGTCGCGGTCTCTTTCTCTGATGAAGGCGTTTACGGCTTGTTGGGCTTGTTTAATCCAGTAACTGAGGGGCTTTAAGGCGAGTTTTCGAATCTTCAGTTTATCTTTCTGTTTTTGCTCCTCTCGTCGTCGTTTCTTCTCTGCTGCTTTTTCTGCTTTTTCGCGCTCTTTGCTTCGTCGTTCGAGTGCTATCTTGGTTCCACAAATCTCATTACACCAATATTGATTTTGATATTTTGGTATAAACCATTCATTGCAACATTTACATTTCCTTCGATAGATTCGCATAAGTGCTCCTTTCGTTGCCGGAAAAATCACCGTAATACTTATCTCGGGCTTCTTCAGCAACTAGTACCGCTAACTCCAGATCATCAAAGCATCCGAAGTGTTTACTCTTGCCATGGAAACCTAGCCTAACATTCCATTTTTTCTGTCGTTTGTGCCAAGTAACTCCTCTGCAACCTGATTTGCTATTCTTTCGGATCCTTATATTTCTTGAATTTTCTATTGGCAGGCATTCTCTTAAATTTTCTGGCCTATTGTCGGTCCTAATTCCATTAACGTGGTCAATTTGACCAGCAGGCCAACGATTATGAGTTATGTAAAAAACTAAGACGTGAGTTTTATATCTACGCCCATCTATCATGATCATTGAATAACCGTTGGAATCAAAAGTTCCAGCAACACTATTTAATGCTATCCTTCCCTGAGTGGGAACTTTCCATCTAAATACCCCGGTAGATTTATCGAAACTTAGTAACTCAAATATCCTTTTAACAGTTAAATCTTCTCTTTTACGGTTACATCGTCTTCGCGCTGGTTTAGCCATCGTCTTCTTCCTCGTACATTGAGCTATTCGGATCGCTCATCAGTTCTGCGCAGCACGCTTCACATACATGAACTTCCAGCACATGCAGCTTCTGACCGCAGTTAGCGCACGTTAAAGCTCGATCGACGCTTTCTTTCTGGTATTGCATGATTTGAGTTGGGCTAAGCATGGCTATCACCACCTACAAGCCGCTTATAGGCATCAATATCCCTTTTCGCTTCCCCTAGTCTTCGTTTTAGCTCAGTGTTTTCTGATTCCAGCTTTTCAATGTCCTTTTGGTATCGATTTCTATGTTCTTCCCAAGCGTCCCGATACGCTTTCATTTTTGTTATGGTGGATTTTCGTTTCGCCTGACGAACTGCATGATGGTTTTCAATAAACCAGTCAGGGTCATTAAATGCGGAACGCGCGCATGTATACCAATAATTTGTTGCCTCCCTGTTTAGCCAATAAATACTGATAAATGGCAACCGGATAGACACCATTTTTCGTTGAGACTCTTTCTCGCCAAACATGTGCCCTTTTTTGATGCTCAGGCCAAATCCTGGTTGAATTAAAAGCATTGTCATTTCCTCGCACGATGTCTTAGCCACCGGATATCCCACAAGTGAGCCGTGTAGTTGAAGGTTTTTACGTCAGATTCTTTTGGGATTGGCTTGCGTTTATTTCGGGAGCGTTTCGTTGGAAGGTATTTGCAGTTTTCGCAGATTATGTCGGTGATACTTCGTCGCTGTCGTGCCATACGTCCTCCTTCGTCTCTGGAAGCGGGAAATTACCTACTGGCGACCGCTCACATCTGATACACCATTGGTGCCAATAAAGTTGATTTGGCCGGAATCGATAATCGTCTTTGCTTTCTCCGCAGCGGTAGCAGTGTTTCATGCAACTCTCCCTGTTCGTTGTGACCACTCGTACTCTCGCCGGGAATCATCACTCCATCGCACGTTACGTTCTGAGCCGAACCAGAACATAATTTCGATAAGCTCTGTCATGCTCGCCTTCCTCATCTTGCTGGTACGCACCCCAAGAAGAACAACACCGCCATCAATACCTGGTACGCTTCTTTGCTCCAGTTTTTTAGTCTTGAGCCACAGCGCGGTGAAGATGTCTTTCCAGTCTTCCGGAGACAGTCGTTGACCATGCCAAAGCACCTGACGGGAGACGTCCTGAAGCATCGGCCACATACGGTCGTTCTGCGCTTTGGTTCGCTTAGGTTCTTGGACGTGGACTTCGTGGGGTGACTTGTCGTCGATGGGTAGTGAGAGAATGGCGTCTATGGCGTTATTTCTGATTGCTTCGTTGCGAAGCAGGAATAATTGCTTCACTTGCCCTCCTGCTCTTCTCCTTGCGCTTATCCGCGTAATACCGGTTTAATTCGTCAGACATCCTCTCTCCGATAAGCGGCCATGACTCAAACCTCGCATTCGCAAAATTCTCAAGCCATCTCGCAAAATCATCCAATTTATCTGCTAACCAATAAACAAAATATGACAGCCATACTGCTGAAGCCAAAAAGATACGATGCGGATTAAGGATGAAAATAAGCGATATTTTCATTCCTCGTGATACTTTGCTCATACTCACTCCTTCACTTTGATTCCGGCGGCGCGGATGGAATCAGCGCAATAGTCGATTGCGCAGTTGTGGCCTTTGTCGAACTCATCCTCAACCATTACTTTGTCATCGAGCTTTATCTCGATAGCTTCACGGCTGGCCTGCCATGCCTCCCAAGCAAGTTCGACTTTGATTTGCATAACCTTCATCGTTTCCATAGTGCATTTGTATTTGCTCTGGAACCATTGCTCGAAAGCCTTTCTTGATTCGTCCATATCAATCCCCGTTATGACAGGTTAATTTTCACCCAACCCTTCCCACGCACATTTGCAACAAGCCCTTTCTTTCTCAGGTATTGCATACGGCGATCGATGGTTTCGATATACATTCCATTGCTCCGCCATTTAAGCCAGATATCAAAAACAGGTGTTGGTCTTTCACTCAGCATTGAAAGAATGTTTTGATCTAATTTTTCGTACTTGCTCACAAATACCCTCTCTCACTTAATCGCGCCCACGCTTCGTTAAACTCTTCTCGGGTTGCGCCGGATTTTCTTTCTTCAAACATCATGCATTCGCTGATGTCTCCCCATGACTTTGGTCGCTTTTCAGCGAACAGATCATCCCATTCGAATACCCAGCGGCCTGATTTTCGGTAGTGGTAAATGGTCAGCCATGTTGTGCTGTTCGCTGGATACCCATAGAGAACTTCGACTTTTTGATCACGGTCTTTATGCTTCTTCAGCAGGATAAAGCCAGCAACCAGCGAAGCTCCGGCAAGAATGATGATTGGAATTTGCCAGTCAGCCACACTTCCCTCTCCCCCAAATAAAAAGGCCTGCGATTACCAGCAGGCCTGTTATTAGCTCAGTGATGTAGATGGTCATACGTCAGCCCCTTGTGCATATCGCTTTCTGCGTCCAGCAGGTGCATTTGATGCCGTGCAAATCTGTCTGGCTTCGTCCTGGTCACATGCAACAAAGTGTCCATTGCAGAACCGCTGGTAAACCGTACCAAGCGAGCCAAAACGGTTTTTCGTCACGATGATTTCAGCAAATGGCGCGGCGCTACTGTTCTCGTCATATACCGCTTCCCGATAGAGCATGATGATTGAGTCTGCGTCCTGTTCAATGCTTCCTGAATCACGCAAGTCTGCGTTTGTCGGGCGCTTGTTTGGCCGCTTCTCAACATCGCGGGAGAGCTGGCTTAGGGAGATAACTGGAGTTTTCAGGTCTTTCGCCATCGCTTTCAGGCTACCGGAGATATGTGCTATGGCAAGGTCATTACGTTCCGCCTTTGGTTTCTCAATTAGCCCGAGATAGTCAGCCATAATCAGTGACAGATTAGGATGTTCCTGCTTGTGGCGTTCGGAAATGGACCTGATTTCTTCGACAGACAAACGCGATGCGTCAACTACCCACACATCCAGATCTGCCAGCAACTTCATCCCGCTTGCAACTCTCGCCCATCCTTCATCGTCCATACGTGACGGGTTACGCAGCACACTGACCGACATCATTCCTGCGCCGGCAATCCCTCTCTCAACAACCTGAATGGCGCTCATTTCCATCGAGAAAATCAACACACCGCGCCGGACGCCAGAACCAGGAATAACGCGACTTGCAACGCCTTCGGCTATCTTCAGCGCCAGTTCGGTTTTACCCATACCTGGACGAGCAGCAATAATCACAAGGTCTTCTGCGTTCATCCCTCCGGTGATAGCGTCAAGCTCTTCGATTCCGGTCTTCAGGGTATCCGACTCTTCTCCGTTCCTCAGACGCCTGTCAAGCGTGTCAGTGTAATCACTGATAATTTCCCCCAGTCGCACAGGTTTAACCTCGTCACGTGGCTTTCTGATGGCTGAAAGGCGCTTAACTAGATCGTCCATCGCTCTACCTGAAGCATCCAGCGTGCCGTTACTGATTGGCTCTCGCATCTCATCCAGTAGCTGTAAAACCTGACGCCGTTGATAACTGTCTGCAACCATTCCGGCATAACCTTTCAGGTTTGCAGCACTGGGACATGACCGCGCAGTCATCATCACCGCCGTTGCGTATTCATCCCCGCACTCCTCGGCTACCATCAGTCCATCAATCAGATTCCTGTTTCTTGCCTGCTTTCGAATAACTTCAAAAGCTTTCCGGTAAATCGGAATTGAGAATGCTTCAGGCTCCAGAGTTGCCAGAACGTCACTCGCGGTTGGTGTTAATCCACCAATCAGCAAGCCACCGATAACGCTCGCTTCGATATCCTGTCTCATGCAATCCCCCTGTCTGCAAACTTCCCTTCCCGAACTCCCGTTAACGAATCTTCCCTCAGCAGGTAATCAAAATCAGCCGTCCAGCCTGTGTCGTTGTCTCCGAAGTAAAACGGCTTGGCCTGATGCACAAACGCCCTGACATACGCCCTGAAACCGTCCACGTTTGGCGTTTTCAGTTGCGGGATGATTTTCTTCAGGCGGCGTTTCCGTTTCTCGTTGACAGAAACAGCATGTGGAAGTCTGTCACCAACTTCGGTGTTGTAGGCG